TACATAGATAGCCCGTTTAAGCTATTAGTGGTCGTTTTGCTCGCTTTGATGGGCTTCTTTGGCTACTTTGCATACCAAAATCAAGGTCTGTTTCTTAGCGTCTACATGAAGTCGCAGGAGTTGCCAAAACTCAACGAAAACCAGTTTGACGAAGCTGCTGTCTTGCTTTTTAAAGAGACACGAGCTGATTTCGTAGTCATATTCTCTGTCAATCCAATTGTCAACAAGCGTGTAGTCCAAAGAGCGTACTCAAAAGACGGTACTCGTGAGAAGCGCTTTGAAGGCGTGGATGTTGGGTTGTTTACTGCAAACCAAGCTAACAATAATGACGTTGTGAAGCTAATGTCTAGTGAAATCCCCTGCGGTGAATACACACGAGCGCAATCTGAGATTGGTCTTTGGTATCTCAATCAAGGCGTGACTTACACTTGCCGTATATCTGTGCCTCCTGAGATCAACCAGTTCATCGGACAAATCACGGTTGGTTGGAAAGAGAAACCAGACACAGCACACGCACACGATATGTTGTTAATTGCAGCAACCAAACTTGTAAAGGACAGACGATGATACCTATTTTGGACATTCTGAACATTGGCGGCAAGATAATTGACAAGATATTTCCTGACGCTAACGCTGCTGAAGCTGCAAAACTTAAACTTTTAGAGCTACAACAATCTGGCGAACTTGCCAAGATGCAAGCAGATATGCAAGAACAAGGCGAGCTGACCAAGCGTCAAGAAAACGACATGAAGTCTGACTCTTGGCTATCTAAAAATATACGCCCTATGACGCTTATAGCGATTCTGGCAGGCTATTTCACGTTCGCAATGATGTCAGCTTTTGATATGGAAACGAACAAAGCGTATGTTGAGCTGCTTGGTCAGTGGGGTATGCTAATAATGTCCTTTTACTTTGGCGGCAGGACTTTGGAAAAGATTATTGACATGAAATCTAAAGAAAAAATTACTGAAGCGGAGATTAAAAATGCAAAGTAATTGGGACAACGCTTTTAAGATGATGCTCGCTTCAGAGGGTGGGTATGTTAATCACCCGTCTGACCCCGGCGGCATGACCAATCTTGGCGTGACTAAGCGTGTCTGGGAAGAATGGGTTGGGCGTGAATCAAACGAGAAAGAGATGCGTTCGCTGACCCCTGAGATGGTTGAGCCTCTTTACAAACGTAAGTTCTGGGATGCTTGTAAATGCGACGATTTGCCGTCTGGCATTGACTACTTGGTGTTTGATTTCGCTGTCAACGCTGGTTGTGGGCGCAGCGCAAAGATTCTACAAACTGCTGTGGGTGTAACGCCTGACGGTGGGATTGGCCCGATGACCCTAGCCGCTGTCAACGCTCTTGACGGTGACGAGCTAATTGAAAGGTTTAGTCAAGGCAAAGAGGACTTTTACCGCAGCCTAAACACCTTTGAAACTTTTGGCAAAGGCTGGCTAAACCGTGTTGCTGCGGTAAAAGTTAAAGCTACATCGTTGCTTGCTTAAAAACAGCTAGTGGTGCAATTGCCGGGTGAGTAGCAACAGGTGGTGCAGGTAATAATGCGCCCACCTGACATATAGGTGTGCGTTGTGCAAGCTGCATACGCTGCGGTGGCTGATAACGCTAACACGACTGCGACTATGTACTTTTTCATTTTTTATCCTTGATTAAGTAATAACGTGCAAAATGCACTTCACCATCGTCAACCATATAGGTCACTATATTGTGACCTTTTTGTTTTAATCTAAACACAATGTCAGCAAGTCTAGTGGCATGGTAAAGCGTGATCGCTTCCCAAGAAGTAATAGGTTTTTTTTGCAGGTGCATCAGAACTTGATTGATTTTGCTCATTTTGTTATCCAGTACAAGAGTGGCAAGAAACCGAAAACAGCAAACAGCACAAGTGCGCCAAGCACCCAACCCTCAAGCGGGATGCGTTGGTCAGAGTTGGTGTAGCGCAGGTAGCTTTTCATTTGTCGTGGTGTCCTTAAAGTCCAGTTTGGATGCGAATAATCTGCTTGTGATCCCCAGTTGCTCATAGCCATCCCTCAATTTCTGCTTCAATTTCGTCGATCAATTCTTTGTACTTTGCGTCTTTGCGATTGCGTACAAGAATCATTGTGATGTTGTACATAGCGTCACCCTCTGCAATGCGCTTGTACCAATCCAACCAATGCAACCCGTCTTTGTCTATGCCGCTGTACTGGATTACATCCATCACATCGTTAGCGTCTTGTGTGTCTAAGTCAAAGCGTTCGTCATCATCCATTTATGCACCTACTAATAAACGAGTAGCTTCTGATTTTAATTCTGCGTTGCTAATGTAAGAAAAATCAATTCCTTCCATCATTAGCTTCATATGCAAATCAATTGCTTGATTGCAATTAAGAGTTGGAAACCACTTCATCAAGTCTTTAGTTATTTTGTTCATTTATGCACCTGTATGTTGTATGGCGTTGTTGCCATGACTGAATATTAAGCTAACTTAACAACACGATCAAGCGATATTTATAGGGACAAACCCTAAGTGTTGTATTTTTGTTGGGGTGCGGGTACTAGCCGGAACTAGGAGGGAGGGGACACCAGCGTTCCCCGCCTCTTGATTATATGTTGTTCTTCTTCTTGTAGTAAGCGAGAAGATACTGAAAACACTCCCAGGCATCAGCCAAATCTTGCTCTGAATGCTCAATCAGCCGTACATCACCAGATTCTGTGAAGTAGACATTAGCGCATCGTGCTGTGGGTAGCCCTAATCCTTGTCTATAAGCCGCCAGTTGCATTATTTGCTCGTGGTAGGGGTAATCTTGCTCAAGTCCCCTTCCTTGCTCTTAAAGTCCACCACGATGTTTGCCGAAATCAAGTCAACTTTGCCACCGTAGCCATTGGACGCAAATGAACGCTCTGCTTCCCAAATATGATTAGTGCCAAAGTGTGTTTCTAGAGCTGTATGCACCCTAGCGACAAACTCAGGGAAATCGTAGTTTTTGCCACGATAGAAATCTTCTAACACTCCGTGTAATCGAGTGCCTCGGTCTGCTGCCTCACGCCCGGTGCTTTTGGCATCCGACATAACACGCTGCAACCAGTTTTCTTCTGACTCGCCATCAGCTCTGGGTAAAGTCAGCGCAGCAAGCAAGACCTGTTGTTGTAGCCAGTTGTTAAGACCTGCTTTTGCAAGTAATCCCGTAATTGTCGTAACTGACGGGACTAACCCAAGCTCACGAGCGTCTGTCAAGCGTGTATTGCGTTCTGTTCCGTTTTTGCCAATGATTCGATACGCTGGTGAGCCGTCTGCTGCGTACCAGTGCCCTGACTCAGAATCGACTGTTTTAATAATCATGCTTCTCTCGCTTTTAAAAGAGCATCGGCAACTTTATAAGACCATGCTGCAACTTCATCAAGGGTCATTGATGCTTTGCTGTAACCCATGTAACCCTGCATAGCTGCTGAAGCAAAATAATCCCGCAATGTCATACCATGCGCCATGTTGTCGGTTTCAATCCATGTTGGAAAAGCTGGTTGACTCATTTTCATTTGTTTACCTGTTTTGCTAATTGTTTAAGCATCTCAATGGCATCTTGTAAATCTTGCATGGCTCTCGGATCAAGAACCATGCCCTCATACCACTGTTGAAGCCGCCAAGATATTAGGATTGCTTCTTCAGTTTTGTTCATCAGAATGGCACATCATCTTCAAGGTCAGCAATATTGCCTTCTTTAATCTGGCGATATGCGTCAGGTTTCTTTGGTGCTGGCGATTCTTCAGACTTACCGCCTAGCATCTGCATCTGGTCAGCAACGACTTCGGTAGAGAATTGCTCAACCCCGTCTTTGTTTTTCCATTTGCGTGTAACCATACGCCCAGCGATGTACACCTGCGAACCCTTGCGGAGATAGTCACCACAAACGCCAGCCAGCTTGCCAAAAGTTGTAATGCGAATCCACTCGACTGATTCCTTTTCTTTTGACTTCCATCCACAGGCAATTGAGAAGTTTGCAATGGCTTCACCAGAAGCGGCGTAGCGCACCTCTGGATCACGCCCTAGTCTGCCAATGAACTCACAACGGTTTAGGTCGTTAGCCAAAATATTTCTCCTTAAATAATTTATATGACAAATTTCTGCAAATTTTGCAGCCACGAGATTTTTTTACTGGGTGTAAATAAGTGTTTTCAACTGTAAACTCATGCCCACGTTTGCAATGCGTCATAGCAGCAAATCTTTTTCTATGCGTTTCAGCACATAAACCACGGTCTGTATTTACTTTTCTTGTTACTGGTTCAAGATGGTTTGGGTTAATACATGATGGGTTACGACACAAATGGTCAAGCTCCAACCCAACAGGAATTTCGCCAACATAATGTTGATACGAAATTCGATGGGCAAGTTTGGATTTGCCTTGCATACCAATTCTGCCATAGCCTAATTTATCAACTGCGCCAGTCCAAACAATGCAACCCGCAAACGGTATTGCAACGGAATGACGCTCAAGCCTGTCTTGCACAGGTTCACGAACGTACATTCTTGCCATTACTTTGCACCTTTTGAAACTAGTTGAACTTTGATACCGTCATACATAGCTTTAAGCACTTCTTTTTGCGAATCAGGCGCAGACTTGTACCATTTGGCGAAACACGCCTTTAAAGCCTCTAAATCGGTCTGTGCTGCCATTTCGTCTACTGCGTAATCCATGTCTATAGTTACGGCAATTGGCGGTTTAGGCGGCGTTTTTACAGCGGCTTCACCATCATCGTCAGCCGAGGCGATACCAAGCGCAGATTGCAAGCTATAGCGTTTTGCATAGGACAACGCAGAACCAAAGCCCTGAGCGTCTTGCTTGCTTGCAGGGATAAACAGCGTTCCGCACGACATTTCTTGACCAGACTCGTGAATCAGTACGGTTTCGACTGCTACACCACCGTCTGCGGTATGCAGCTTTTGCACAAATGCAAGACCGTTGCCAGACAACGCTGGTCGCACAGCGTCAATGACTGATGCCAAGCTAGAGTACGCAGATTTAAAGTGGGGATTTTTACTATCTTTCGCTGCGTGGTTCATAGCAGCTTGAGCTTTTACTAAAGATTTTGCTAGTTCGTTCATTTTTGCACCTATATGTAATCCTAGCGGGTGTGCTAGTGAGATAGATATTAAGCTATCTAAACAAATAACGCAAGCGGAAAACTCGATAACAAAAAAATAGTTGAGTTTCTTTGACAATAAATGTTAAGATGGCTACATGGAAAACATAGAAATCATACAAATTTTAGGCGGTACGACAAAGGTTGCCAG